ATGTCTGTCCGGAAGCCCATACACCTCTGTCATAAGGGAACGCACCCGTAGCTCCTGTTGCTCCTATGGAACCATCATTTGCAACACCCACACCCTTCTCGGCCACATAATTGTCATTCCAAGCAGCAGCATCGGAAGCTGATTTATAAGCCCGGACGGCAAACTGGGTGTATCCGGCTGTCGCAGGTACGGATATCTGGCTGTTCAGTGTCGCACCTACATGAGCCAGCCAGCTTCCGTTGTATTTGCGGGCTGCCAGATAAAGCGTGCTGCACGTGCTTACATTGCCTGCCACATTCTGTTTGCAAGTGACAAGGAATCCAGACGGGGATGGCGTGCCTGTTGAAGTGAAGTTGATCACGCTGACAGGACTGTCCAGCCAGTAGGATGCCGACGGTCCGACGGGGGCAACCATCTCCTGCCAGTCCGCATGTACCGTCCGGTTCGCAGATCTGCCGGCGAGGATGTATCCGCCGTCTCTTTTCCTGCGGAGTCTGCCGTTTCTGAACTTGGCGATTTTAATAGGAGGGTTGGAGGTTTCAACCTTGCTTAAGTAAGATCCTCCGGCAAACGATACTGTACTGTTCTTGGCATACGGAGTATTGGCGGATTCCCAATGACCGGCTGCTGTGATGCTCTCACCATCCTTTCCGTCACTGCCGTCCACAACCATCGGAACAGTCTCGACATCAACCGCCTGACCGTTCACGTAGAACACGAACTTCAAGCTACTGGTAAAATTACCGGAAGCCACCCCGACACCATCACCGATGGGAACCTCGGCCGCACCGTCACGACTGTACTTCAACTCCCCGTCCGTTGTGGCCGTAGTGACCGCACCGACTGTTTTCATACGCCGACAGGATACCGAAGCTACACTGTAACCGCCGTTCTTGTTCTTGCTGACCATCGTGGCCGAAGTGACAAGGCTATAAATTACCGCATCGGAACCGTCCGCCCCGCCACGGACACCGGTTATCTTGAAAGTCAGTTCACGGGTATAGAGCTGCCCGTTCTTCATTGCAGCCAGTGTGATGGTGACCGTATTCTGTTCCGGAACCGACTTTCCGGCAGCGACGGATATCGCCACCGCTCCGGTGGCCTTGCTTGTGCTTGCCGTGAAACCGGCAGGCGTGCTGACTGTCAAAGATTCAAGGGTGAGTTTCTCGGTACCGTACCACATGGACACATGGGTAGTCCATGACTGTGCGGAAGTAGTAACGCCGGTACTGGTAAGAGCGACGCTCACCATCTCATTGTCAAGGTCTGCCATGACATTCGACTCCCCGTCCTTACTCCAACGGTGCACAGGGGCCGGAGTGCTCCATTCACTCCATACTCCATCACGCTTCACACGTTTGCACGCCCATTCCACCTGATGGTCGGCATCCACGCCAAGAAAATCATCTGTCCAGCCTTCCGGTATATAATCATCCTGCTGTTTCGATTCCGGCTTGTCAGGGGTAAGGCCGATGATGTTGGTACGGGTGTAGATCCACTCGTAACCTTTGCCGTCCTTACCGTCAGTTCCGTCTTTGACCATGACCATCCACAAACCATTCCGGTATATGTAAGTACAATGGTCAGCCGTATTTCGGTAGCTGTCACCCTCCTTGGGATTGGACGGATGGGATGCGAACTCACCTAGAAAGGTGATGCTCTCACCTTTAAGTTCACGACCGTCCAGCAGTATCTCCCAATCTTCATGCACGGTCCAGTCGGCTGACTTCCCGGCAAGGATATAACCGCCATCCTTTTTGCGACGATAACTGCCATTCCTGAACCTTGCGATCCTGATGGGAGGATTGGATGTCTTCACCTTGGATAAAAAGACACAGTTGGCAAGAGTGACCATTGTATTGGCTTTGTACGGGGTTTTGGAGGATTCCCAATGACCGCCACCTACTACGGACAATCCCGGATCACCTTTTTGCCCTTCCGCCACTTGTTTCAGCCATGCCGGATTATCATCTGACGGTTCTGTTGTTGTTCCATTATCATCAACACACAACCACAAAGCCCCGTTATGTGACACCCGGTCATAGTAGGCGTACTTACCTGAAACCCATTCACCCTTGTCCAAGGGTACACGAACTGTCTGTCCGGTGATCTCATCAACTTGAAAGATAAGCCCGGTCATGATGATGTTCTGAAGAACGGCTGAGTAACTGTCCGCATTAATACCGGCTACAGTCATACCCTTCTTCTTGCCGAACCAGCTCTTCATCTGTGCCGGCTCCGGGTCCCAAGTGTTGGCATTGTCAAAGAATGTAATACAGTTATTTCCGTTGACTGAATCAATAAGTATATAAGTCTGACGTTCCGGGTCCGTAAAGTTACCTGTTTGTGCCAATACCATCTGCTCGGCAGGTTTCCAGTCAGAATGCCCCGGACGGGGAATGACAGTAAACTTCTTGGCTGTATAATCTGCGGCAGTCACCCGGAATTTCATTTCTTCAAAGCCGTTCAGCTTGCCTTCGCTATTTTTAGTCACAAAATAGGTGGTAAGGATGTCATCAACAAACTGGCTCAATCCGTCCGCATCCGTCAGATCGGGAGTGATGGTGTAGGTTCCATCGCCGTTATCCACGTATGACAATACGGTACAACCACCACCGGGGGAGTTTACCATACGTCCTTTGAAATAGGTTGTACGGTTATAAGCTATTTCAGGAACAAACAAACGCTTACGAAATACACCGCTTTCCATTTCAAGATTGCCCTTTTCGTCTATGTATCCACCTAATACACCAGTAACGAAATCACCGAACTTGGCGTATTTCTTAATGACAGTTCCGCCCAATAATGATAAAAGAAAATTTGTAGAATCCTCCTTGTCTTTGCGCAAAAAGTATTTGGTGAGCTTTTCTAAATCGGAATTATCCATGTTTTCTAGAATCCCGATAAATATGCGCCCAATCCTTTCAGCTGTATTCTCTCCTTCTGTAGATGCGTTTCTTACTTGAAGAGCCAGTTTCTTTAATATGTCAACAGAATCGCTCATTCTCCTATTACACGAAAAACAGTTCTATTAGATTTTAATTTCCCTTCACCGTTATAAAGTGGCATACCGCATTCTTTTAGGTAAAGCACGCATTCTTTCAGGTAGCGGTCAGCTATACTACATGCATCGCTATACACCATCATCTTTTCCTTGAATACTGTATGACTGCTATATTCACCTTCCTTGTTTACGAAGCCGAAACGGGATACATTCCCATCTCCATTTTTGACAATACAGGCATAGGTATAATAAGCCAAAGCTACGCGAAGTCCAGTGATGATTATCTTCTTTTTACATTTAGTTTCATAAGTACCTCCGTCAAGCAGTAGCTGGTATTTTTCAGGATTTTTTTTCACGTCAAGGAACAGTTCGTCTCCCAACGCTGATTTGATGTAGATATTCTCCGACTCACGGATGTAGGTTTCTATCTTGTCAGGATCGAGATGTACAGACATTCCGCGAGACAAAGCCGATACCTCATCTGTTGTTATTAGATACTGCTGCATTTCGTACATACTTTAATGGTTCAACACTATAATCATTAGAGGGGTTGACTACCTCATACCAATAGCTGAATATACGGCTAAAGGTACGCTCAATTAAGCGCTGTTGCTTGCTTACGATAGAATTGTAATACTCGAAAGCATCTTCCAAAATATCGCCTGAGAATCCGACTTTACCAATACGGATGCAATACCATGGCTCTTGGCCATAAGCTGAATAAATACGTTCAACCACACTTGCGTCAGTAACGGTAAATTCTTTGTCGTAATTTTGTGAGTTCAGATTTATTATTTCAGGTTTTTCCTCATCGCTTTCTAAAGTAACTTCCATAATCTTTCCTGCATTCGTATCACCTTGCAACTGGATGAGTGTATTTGAGAAACTGTCGTCATCGTCTGTATCTTTCACTTCGTTGCCTTCTTCGTCAAAGGTTATGTTCGATCCCTTTTTGGTGAATACCATAGCGCCAGGGAAGAAATTATTTCGTACATTTCTGTACTTGACATTGGACAGCCCTTCATCGGTACTCATTTCTGTAGCCACTCGGTCACCTTTCCCGACAGGATAAGTATTTTTCCCGGCCATTGACACCCATAGGATTTGACCTTTGTAGTATTCAATGCCTCCGGCAGCTTCTATTTGAGCCAGTATCACATCTTTTTGAGGGTTAAAAACATCTATATAGTCGATGTTTTCTTTCTTGACCTGCAGAGCTTTCCCTTTACGTGTCTTCTTTCCGCTCCAGTCTGGATGTACTGCTATTTTTGCCACATAACCGTTTTCATCTTCTTCTGTCAGACGGCAATTTTCAAACGGTACGTGCTGCATCTCCACTATCTCACAGAAAACATTGTAGTTAACATGGATTGCTATTCCATTGAGTTCGGACATGTCTTTACATAGTAACATGTGCACATCATCCAATGTGTCACCTTTTCGATTGACTACATATTTGGAAAAAGCAACCTCACGGAATCCGTTTCCTTCAATGAAGTCAGCGAAACGGTCTGAGCATTCAGATGCAGTAGAGCTTGCAGCAATGATATTCTTTAATGTCTGCGGATATAGGTTGTCCTGTCCGTAGGCTTGAATTCCTAGATTTTGTAAATAGCTTGTATCAATGCGGTTACTGCTTTTCTTTTTTAGATCTCTTACTCTCATATTCGCGAGGTTTACGTTCGTCCTTTATTTCTTTTATTCAACTTTATCTTCGCCTTCTCCATTCATTGCGTTCACAATCTCAATGGCCTTGCTTAGATGCAGATTCAGAGCTTTTTTACTGATCTTCTTGCCGTTGATTTGGAAATCTTTCAACGTGTCAGCCACGGATTCTTCAGAAACTCCGTCTTGTAATGATTCTACCATTGAATCAAGCAGGCTTTGATTGTATCCACATTTGTTAACACGTTCTTTCCAGTCCGTAGGTACATGGGCGAAATAAATTTCACCTTTCGGATTTTTGGCAAGGTACTTTTCAGCAACTTCATCAGTGAGGTTGTCATTAGTGTACATTTTATTGCTTCCGAACTCCGGTTGAAGCAGGACACCATTTTTTAATATATAATTACATTTTTCTTTCATACGGTTATTCTTTTTGATGTAAACAGTCATTTCGATTACAGCATCGCGATAGCAGTCGTTACATGATGTTTTGGTGAATTCTTTTCCTAATACTTCCTTGTACAATCTTTCTATCTCCGATTTATCAGAAGAGGAGTAGGAGGGAAGATCTCCTAGCTCCTTTAATTTATCAACCACTTCTTTTAATTCCATGATCATTCAGCTGGTTTTGTCAGTGTTTCAACAAGTGTTTTTGTCGCATCGTAAGATGTCTTGTACAAGAATAATGCTGATTTGGGAACCTTGGTTTCTTGCAAAGAGATATTCCATCCCCCTTCCGTTTCTTCAGAGTACTTGTCATTGCCGATCTCTGCGGCTTTCAAACCTTGGTAGTAACCGTAAACCTGAAAAGCTGAATCTCCCGGATTTTCGGTTTTATTTAACCCTTTGGCTTTATTTTCCAATACAACGACAAAATCACCGTTAGCAAGCCCGTCAATAATGTCATTGCATACATCGGGGTCATTTGCTAATACAACCATGTTCACTGTGTTAGTAAACGTGTTACGATAGGTTCCTGTTGCCAAGGTTGTATTGGTACCAGTAAAGGGGGTTGCACCGAATACCTGTACCTTGTAACCTTTTTTACCTGTTTTCAGCGCAAGAGCTTCTATCACATTCTTGCGGGTCGTGTTGAAAGTAACCGCACCGAAATCCACTTCTGCACGATTCATTATTACGCCCTCCTGTTCCAATCCTGGAACAATAGGATCATCGCACGATGGTGCGATGTCCTTTTTGATTGTTATATCACATATTGCCATATTTGCTCTTTTTCGTTAGTATGCTACCTGTACCAACTCATCTTCGCCAATCATGGAGCCTAATTTTCCTGTTGAATAAATGTAGTTCTTGCGGGCTTTCTTATCAAACCAGATATCCAAGTCCGACATCGGTTCGGTGCCCTCACATCCATACATCAAGTTCTCAGGAGAACATAAAACAGCACGATGCGGTAAGTTAAGTTTGGTTTTGTTGTTCTGATAGGCTTGAATAAATCTATCCCAAATGGAACATTTAACGATGGTTGTTCCATCGTATTTGCTGACCTCTACACCGTCAAATACAACTTCCCAGGGCATGATTACCTTGTACTTTTCTTTCATATCGTGAGTCAGAGCATCGCACATTGACTTGGTGGCGAAAATTGCGCATCCGTCTTTTTGGAAAATCCGGCTGTCGGCATCTTGCAACATCGCATCGAATATTGATGTGGCAATGCCTGTTTCTTTCATCTTTGATTTTTGTAATGCATATGATTCTTCTGCGTTGGCTGCAATTTCAGTGTGCTGTTCGGCATTGTTGGTACAGATGGCAAACAGACGTTTGAAAAAACCGTCACATGTTTTAAATAGTTCGATGTTTACTCCGTCAGTGATTTGACCACCTCCAGTGACAGACGCTGCTGATTTATCTCCAAACCATGTAAAACGCCACATCATTTTCATCATAGCTTCAGACAGCTTCGGCAGTACAATACCGTCCATATATTCGGTCGATGTCAGGTCTCCTATATTTGTTCCCGTTTTAAGGCAGTACTTGGCAATGGTGTTTTCCAAGTCTGTATAGCACATTTCCAAAGGAATTTGCCAATCCCCGATTTCCCATTCCTTTTGGGCGGCAGCGATAGCCACTTTTTTATATTCAGGGTCGCATCCGGAGCCGGCTACTCCGATATCTTCCATTTCACCGATAAAACCTGCTTTTTTACCGTTAGTCACATTGGGCATAAACGTCATAAAACGCTCCATGTCCTCGTTTTGAAAGACTGTTAACTGAATAAGGTCTTTCAAGTCTTTTACAGCCTGATTATCAGGTGTAAGTTTGTCAAAATCTAAAATAGGCATTTCCCCTCCTTTTATTACTTGTTGTTTCTTTTTTCTCTTTCTTCACGAAGTTTTCTCTGAATAGGCGTTTCATTTTCTTCTACTCCTTTTATACCCTTGTTGAACGTTTGGGTACGAGCTGACACTTTATAAGTACTACAATGTTTTGCCAGCCAGTTTTCGCCCCCGGCCATACGGACTGCGTTCAGAATCTTGTTGTCCTCAATGGTACGGGCATTCGTCTTTAGAGAAGCATTCTCAGTTTCCAACTCTTCTATACGGGCTTTTAAAGCTTTCACTTCATCCTCTTCCAATTCATCAGGATCTTTAATTTCTGTAATAACGCCATCTGTCACAATGATAGTCTTTCCGTCAGGCATGACATGTTCGCCATCGGGACTTGCTGTATCTCCTACTTGGGGTTCACCTTCATCTCTTTCCACGGTAAGCGTGTTACCTTCGGCATTTGTCAATTCCATAGATACGACCTGTACGTCTTCAATTTTTTGATAGCCGCATTTGGCCAGCAGCCTGTCTATGATAGTCTGCTTCACTGTTACTTCTTTTTCTTTGTTCATTTTTTTGTTATTAAATGTGTAAGTTCTCCCTTTGGCAGTTGTAGGCATAAGAACGGTCGTGATAAAACCTAATTGTTTGGCTGTTTCACCACCAAACCAACCGGCTTTATTCATTTGGGCTTCGATAACTGAGGCTTCCGATCCTGTGCGTTCTACATACAAAGCTAGCATCTTGTTTTTTTCACTCTCCAAGTTTGATTTTATTGATTCTAGGGTTTCAAGATCAAGGTCTCCATCGTATGAAGCCATATAAGGCTTGTGAATAAGAAACTTTGCATGTGGATAAGCAAAACGTCTTTCTTTTGCAGCGGCCAATAATATCACGGTTGCCATGGATGCACATCGTCCTACTGCAGTACAGCTGATTTGCTTTCCTGAAGCACGTAAGGCGTCATAAATGGCATACCCTTCAACGGCATCACCACCGCATGAATGTATCTCAATATCAATAACGTGGTCATTCGGATCTATCCAAGATAGGAAATTTTGAATATCGGGAAAAGACAATCCCTCTTCACCAGTTAGATACCAATTTTCCATTTTGTCTTTATCCGCAACAATATCTTTGTTGATGTATAATTTCGCCATATATAATCTATTTTGAAGCAAAGGTAAAAAACGGTATATGGCTATAAGAATTTCAGAACATAATAGCACTGACACGCTTTGTCAGTAAAAAAATAAGGGGAAGAATAATCTTCCCCCTTATTGAATTGAAACGTCAACGGACAACCTGTCAATGACTCTATAGATGGTCCTTTCTGAAATGCTGTATTCATCTGCCAGGTACTGCATGATATATGCCTTTTTATGACCTTCAGCCGTAAGACGGGTGTAGTCTTTATACATTTCTAGGTATTTAATATCTGATGCATCTAATGACATTTCAGACATTATCCTAAGAGTGTTCCTGTTTATATATAATAGTTCGTATGCTTTCATAAACTACCGCTTTCTTCTATGTATTTAATTCTATTCGCAACTGAAGTAAACTCTTCTACAGAAACGACAGGGGCAGGAGCCATCATCATTCCTTTGGCGACTGCTCTGGCCAGCATATCTTCGCCTAAAGTTTGATTATTCGTTGCTGTTACATTAATAGGTACACCTCCACCCATCATATTGAAGGATGATAGGATAGGGGCGAACATGGACGTAGCTTTGGCAGTTATAACGGATTCTCCATTCGACAATTGTGCCGGAATACTGTCGCTCGTTCCTGTCCCCGGTCCTGTAACCAAACCACCTTCTGCAAATTTAGCACTTTTTACTATCTTAACAGCATTTGCAATGTTAGAAAGGATTGTTGCAATACCTGATGCCATTGTAGCTATACCAAGAATACCTTTCCCTGATTCAGCGGATACCATTTTTGCGATCGCCTTACCTGAATTGATGGCGATCTCTGCCAAAGCCAACATTTTGCTTGCCATAGCAAATCCTCTGTCAGACTCCCCAATTTGTTCTGTGAGAGCTACAAGGCCATTTGTCACCTGTTCCATTGCTTCATATTTAGTTTGTTCTATTTCAATCTCCTTATCGCTCAGTTCTTTTTTGGATTCCAGATAAGCATTCTGTGCTTCCAGCTTGCGAAGATTGAATGCTTCTATACTTTCACCTTCCATTTGCTGCAGGCTATCGAGCTCGGCTTTCTTTTGTTCCATCCTTATACGAAGAATTTCCTCTTCGTTATCATATGCTTGTGCGATTTCCGTTTCAAAGCGTATGCGCATGGCTTCCTGTTGCTTGTTGATAATATCCTGCTCATGAACTGTTGCCAGTTCGTCTATCTTGGTATTGTACTTTGCTTTAATGGCCAGTTTCATTTCTTCGGTTTGTTCTGTGCTGGTAAGTTCCGCCTCTTGTTGTGCTTGTAATTGTTGTATCTTTAACTGATACTCCTGCTCGCTGCCTTCCTTGACCGATTCCAATTGCAGGGATATCATTTTTAAACGGTTCTCCAGTTCTTTTTTCAGCTCCTCATCGGACAACTTGCTAAGTTCCATAGATTTTTGTTGTTCCAAAGCCTTTATTTTGGCGTTGATGGCTTCACGAGCCTTAGCGGTAAGGTTCTCTTCTTGCTTTAAACTGATTTGCAAATCCTCAATCTGCCGGGAATAGTTCAATTCAATCTCTTTCCGTGCTTGTTCTCTCTTGTCTTTCACTAAGGCAAGCATAGCATCTTCTGCTGCCCTTACTGCTTCCAGTTCTGTTTGCTTTGCTTCCTTTGCTTTGTCTGCACCTTCCTGGCGGATAGAGTTTAGGGTGTTTTGCTGCTCTGTCTGACGGGTGTAACTGCTTTCTTCCAATTCACTTAATCTGTTTACTTCTTCGCTTAATTTCCTAAGGTCATCAATAGTGCTTTCCGATATACCGATTTTTCCAATAGCTTCATCTGCTGTAATTGCTCCTTTTTGCATGTCCTCAATGGTCTTAAGGGCTTCCTTTGTTACTTTAGTATATCCGAGCATATTGGCAATTCTTGCTTTCGCTAAGTCTGTTTGGATTTTTAAGTCCTCTTTTTCCATTGCTGCAGCTTTTTCCGCAGCTTTGATACGTTCCTGTGTGGATAGGGTTTGGTCATCTGCAGCTTTTTTCAGTTTCTCAATTTCAGCTCGGTTAGCGGCACGTGACATGGACAGCATGACTTCCCTCTTGTCTATCTCATTCAAGACTTCTGCCAGCTTCCACGCCTGTTTGGTTTCATTGACTATTTCATCACCAATACCAGCGAATATGGATTTGGCATCATTCCCCGCCTGTTTGAAGTTCCCGGTAAACAGATTCACTAAAGCACTTCCCAACTTGCCTGCCCGGTCTATTAAGACATTTACAGTGGCACCCAGAGCCCCCATTATTTTATTGGCTGCTTCCACGCCCTTCTGTGTTTTGGTGAACCATGATACCAAAGATCCTAAAGCTACAATTAATACTCCAATACCAGTTCCAAGTAGAGCAACTTTCAACAGTTTCAAAACTTTAATCCAGCCGGTTGTGGTGGTCGAAACAGTAAGCATTTCTGTTTTTACTCCAGACAAATAATTTCTTACTCCACCCAAGGAGGTCACCATTACATTTATCTGCTGCACGAACGGGATATTGGCATTGGCGGCTTCCATTATAGCTTCCTTGTAATTGCCAACATTTCGGTAATACCGCTGTGTCTCTTCTTCAGCGTCCTTCAGAGCATCAGTAACCTCATTAATTTTATCCCGTAACTTAATGCCTGTAGCCGCATTCCGTTCCGCTTCGGATAAAGCATCGTATTCAGCCGTTAGATTTGACAGTTGGGCACGAAGAGAAACTAG